CATTTAACTGGATAGCGAGTGCATGATGGATGATTTAGTTTGGTACGACATAACTTGCCATACAGCAGGTTGCGAGTATGACAACGTGACTATTCATGGTCAAGGCCCTAAAGAAACTGATTTTATGTGTGGCGCGTGTGGGGTTCATGTGACTGACTGGAAAGTTTCTGAAAGGCAATCTGAATAATGCCGTACTTCATAACAGACCAAGCACCTGATTGCGCAGGTTGGGCAACCGTTAAAGATGATGGCGAAGTTATTGGTTGCCATGAGAATAAGCAGGATGCAATAGATCAGATGATTGCAGTTTCAATAGCTGAGGACATGGAACCCGGCGGTGAACGCAAGAAGCACAAGATGAAGAAACCAAAACCCATGATGACGGGATACCGCGAACTGCCTGACAATTACAGACCAGCATTAGCAGATGACGTTCCAGAAGGTCGCGCCTGTGGCAACTGCTACTTCTATGATGAATCGCGTGTCAATGCCGCAGGGGATAAAGCATGGTGTGAAAAGTGGGATGAATTTGTTGATGGTGCTTACTACTGCAATGCGTGGCAACCACATGACGAGTCAGACCACATAGAAGAAGAACGCGCACCTGCACCTGCCAAAGATCAGATTCAAGGCAGCGACACGAACAAAGAAGGTTCAGCTAGTGGAGCAGGCGGTGATGTTGATTTTACCCCAGCCGTTGAAACTGGTTTGCGAAATAAAGTAATCGAACACAATGACAAGATGGCTGAAGATAACAAACCTGATTACACACGCACAACACTTGGACAACTCAAGGCCGTTTATCGCAGGGGATCAGGTGCGTACTCAACTTCACACAGACCGGGCATCACACGCGCCGCATGGTCAATGGCTAGAGTAAATGCGTTTCTTTATCTACTACGCAACGGCAGACCAGAGAACCCTGCATACATTACCGATTTCGACTTGTTGCCAGAAGGTCACCCAAAGTCCACACGCAGTCTAGATGAACGCGCAATAAATCAAGATGCGCCTGCATACATGAGAGCCGCAGCTAGGCGCGGTCTGCAATACTACGCAGATGGTTTAGGTGGCGATGGCTTAGTTGAGAAAACTATTCGTGATGCGCGACTTATGGCAGATGGACAAGTTTCAGATGATAAGTGGATTGCAATAGCCGCGTGGATTGCTCGCCACTTAGTTGATTTAGATTCACCAGATGCAGACCCTAGTTCAGAGAACTATCCAAGTGCAGGCGTAGTTGCTCACTTACTTTGGGGATCAGGCCCATCTAAGCGACAGGCGCAACGAGTTCAAGATTATGCGCAAGGCGTGGTTGATCGTATCCGCGCTGAAGAACGATCCGCAAACGATTTACAAAACGAGAAGTGGCGCACGATAGCGTTAAACTTAAACAATGACGAAAGGCAACAAATGACCACCACAGTAGAACGCCGCGTTAATACCGTTGAGTTTGACGTTCGTGCAGGTGAAGCATCCAGCGATGGAATGAGTTTCACAGGATACGCAGCCGTATTCAATTCCCCTAGTGAACCGTTGCCGTTTACTGAAGTCATCAAAGAAGGCGCGTTCAAGCGTTCGTTAAAGTCGCGCAACGAAATCAAACTATTTATGAATCACAATACAGACGTTGTTCTAGGTTCAACTCGTTCTGGAACTTTGCAACTGTCAGAAGATTCGCGTGGATTATTAGCGCAGGCACAACTGCCAGACACAACTGCCGGGCGCGATCTATCGGTGCTTATGCAACGTGGCGATGTTTCTTCAATGTCGTTTGGGTTTAGCGTTCCACCAAAGGGTGACAACTGGAGTTCAGACGGCGCGACTCGTGAACTGCATCAGGTAAGACTTCACGAAGTTTCTATTGTGACTGGATTCCCTGCTTACGAAGCTACAACTGCAAGCGTTCGTTCGTTAGACATTCTGGCGCAAAGAACTGCCGTAGATGTAGATGCCTTGAGCGATGCCATCTTGAAACTAGAAGCAGGCGAAACTCTAGAAGCAGAACACGCAGACCTAATCAGCGAAGTTGTTTCTAAGTTACGCGCAGACCAACCAGCAAACTTTGACCTGCTAGAGATCAAGCGCAAACAACTAGACCTAATGCTTAAAGCGTTCTAAACTTTTTGTAGAGATAGACCTACATCGGGAAGAATATGTGGGTCTATCTTTTTTTGTGTCATAATTAGATAAGCATTGTGCGGAGCCGCCGTTGCGCAACTGTGTGGAGCCACGCAGAAAATGTAAGACTCACACACAATCCAAACACTTTAGGAGTAACTATGTCTGACTACATTCGTCAGCAAGCGGAAGCTCGTGCAAAGGCTTGGGAAGAAGCTAAGGCTCTTCTCGATTCAGCAGCAGCTGAAAAGCGCGATCTATCCGGCGAAGAAAACCAAACCTATGACCGCATCATGGAAGACCTTGATCAGCGTTCAGCAGTAATCGAAACCATGAACGCTCAAGCAGAACGTGAAGAACGTGCCGCTGAAGCCATGAAGGGTTTTGAAGCACAAGTTAAGCCAGCCGTTGCAGTACCTGCAATTGACGAAGCTGAACTAATCCGTTCCCTAGCTCGTGGCGAAATCCGTTCTCATTCATTTGAAAAGCGCGATATTACTAAATCCAGCACGGGCAGCCCGATTCCGACGAGTTTTTACGACAGCGTTTTGCTTTTGGCACGTCACATTGGCCCAATGCTAGAAACATCAACCGTACTTAATACTGCTTCCGGGGAAAATCTCCAGATACCGTCACTAAGTGCATACTCAACTGGAACTGTAACTTCAGAAGCCGCAGCATTTGGCGAAAGCGATCCAACCTTCAACGCATTCAAGACTCTTGGTGCATACAAGTTTGGTTTCCTAACCCAGATCAGTCGTGAAATGGTTGAAGATTCAGGCGTGGATATCTTAGGATTCCTTGCAACCCAGACAGGTAACGCACTTGGCTTTGCAGTCAATGGCGCACTAACAACTGGAACTGGAACTGTTCAGCCAACAGGTATCGTTACTGCATCCGCAGCTGGCGTTACTGGTTCAACAGCAGTATCTGGTGCATTCACCGCAGACAACCTAATTGACTTGGTTTACAGTGTTGATACCGCAGGCCGTACCCTTCCGGGAACAGGATTCCAGATGAATTCAAAGGCAATTTCAGCAGTCAGGAAATTGAAAGATACCGCTGGAAACTATGTATTCTCACCAGCATTATCCGCAGATAAGCGTGACTTAATTCTTGGATACGAAGTGTTCGAAAACCCAGCAATGGCGGATCCCGCTGTAAGCGCGAAAAGTGTCATTTTCGGACATCTTCCAAGTTACTACGTTCGTCAGGTTGGCGGTTTGCGTCTAGATCGTTCCGATGATTTCGCATTCCAGAATGACTTGATCACGTTCAGAGCAACGATGCGTATTGACGGCAATCTAATTCAGACAAGCCATGTCAAGCACTTCGCAGGCGGAGCCAGCTAGTCACACCCAAAAACGTAGAACCCCATCGGAGCGCAGGCTGGTGGGGTTCTACTTTTATTTGGGCAAGTTTTGAGATAAGTTTCTACTAACTGCGAACAAAGGATTATCTGTGCAGGATTCTTTATGTATTGGTTGGGTATCCAACGCGCCGTGGGCTAACACAGGCTACGGACAACAAAGCGCACAAGCAACAAGCCGTATGAAAGCAATGGGTCACAACGTGGCCATCTTTAACAACTACGGACTTGAAGGCAGCAACACCGACTGGAACGGCATACCGATTTATCAGCGCGGTGCGGATATGTATTCCAACGATGTAATCCCTGCGCATATGTTTGACTGGACTCAACGCAATCCTAAACAAAATCAAATCCTGTTTACTCTTTACGACACTTGGGTTCTAAAGGGTAAGCGTTGGGCAGACTGGAACGTGGCAAGTTGGGTTCCAATAGATCACTTACCTGCACCGCCACAAGTTGCAGCATGGTGCAGACAAGACTTCGTGACACCTATCGCCATGAGTCAGTACGGGCAAGCCATGTTGGAAAACGTAGGGATTGAATCGCTATACATTCCTCACGCCATAGAAGCTACATTCAAACCAATGAAGCGACACAAGGGAACAACAGGCAGAGATTTCATAGGTGCTAGTGAAGATGTATTTGTTGTTGGAATGAACGCGGCTAACAAAGGCGTGTCACCTAACCGCAAAGCATTTGGTGAAAACATTTTGGCGTTCTCAATGTTTGCGCAGATGCACGATGACGTTGTTCTTTATTTGCACACAGATTCAAACGGTTCATTAGGTGGCATCAAGTTGCAAGAACTTATTAGTTCAGTTGGAATCAAAGAACACCAGTATTCGTTCGTTGATCCTTACCTATTACGAACAGGAATAGACCAGCCAACTCTGGCAACGCTTTATACCGCTATGGATGTTCTACTTGCCAC